CGGTTCTTTGCTACAATATCACGGCTAATATAATTCTCGCACCAAATGCGAGCCTGTGTAATCATATTGCCAATTAGTGTATCGTCTGCGTCGGTATCAATACGTGCATAATTCTTTAAATCGCTTACCGTTACAATTTCAGAACCCGTAACGCTGTTTACTTTATTCTGTCGCATCTTTAGTTTCTTTTTCTACCTTCAATTCTTTGGTTTCAATTTCAGCCTTTTCTTCTTTCTCTATTGGCTTTTCTGTAACAGCTTCGCCCCAACCTTTAGCAACCCATTTATCAAGTTGCCATGGCTGTATCTCGACTACTGAGCCTACTCTTTTACCAAAACTTTCAGCTATCTTTTTGTCTTTGATTTTTACTTTCATTGCGTTTCTATTTAAAAACAAATTTATTAAAATTATCCGAGTACTTTCCTTTGGCGTTTAGACGTAGGCTTTGCATATCGCCCGTGTTTGGAATTATGAAGAACCCAGCATGGTATTCGCTGTATATGGCGAAGTAATCAACGCTGCTTAGGGTGTATTGCTTTTTGGTATTGGAAAGCGAAACGTGAACGCTTTTTCTCTTTTCTGCGTATCGTGGATTTTGAGCAGTATATTTTACCTGCACCTTGAAAATACCGTTGTGAGTATCTACAACTAAGTCGTAAGGCGAACTGTCTAAAAACGGCTTGCTTACAATATACCCAAGTTTTATGCACTCGCTGGCAAAAGCCTGTTCTGCATAACAACCCAAGTAATTAATATCGGTTGTCATGCCCATAAAGTTAGGCAAAAAAAAGGCTACCCGTTAGAGTAGCCCTTTCCAAATTAACCAAACAAACTAAACTATAAACTCACTTCTTGAAGTAATGAAGCAAATTCATTGTTTGCAAGATAGCAAATAAAGTTGAAATTATTGCGCCCGTCCAATTAGGCGTAATGAATACATCGCTAACCCATAATATCAAAATAAGGGCTGCTAAAATTAAGTGTGCGTGTTTTTCTGTTAGTTTCATAATCTTAAATGTTAGGATTCGACCAATATACGGGTTTTTGACTATCCAGCTTTATTTGCCACTCATAGGCTTTAAAGCGGTCTTTAAAAGTCATCTCGCCACCCGTAGGCGTTTTAACTATGTACTCAACTGAAACAATATCGCCTTTGTTGTTTTTGATTGAGCGTGCTGTTACTCTATCCATTCCCATTGCTGTTAGTTTAAAAGGTTATCAATTACTAAAATTACAATCATTACAGCCATTGCTGCGAAGCTGTAAAATGCTGTTTTGTACTCTGTTTGCTTTTTCATATTAGTTGGGTCTAATGGTTATATACGCCTGAACTTCTAATAGCTTAACCGCTTCGTTCTTTAGCTTGCTTACGCGGTGTTGAAGGTAGTGGTCTTCTTGAACTTCTGCGTATTCTTGAATTAGTTGTATTTGGTCAAATAGTTCGTTCATCGTAGTAAGTTAAAAATAAATAAAAAGGCCATTGATAAAGCTAAAAGTGCTAACCCAGCATTTGTAGCTACTGCTAATATTTTAATCAGCTTATCCATTTTGTTTTTTTGTGAATCCATAAGGGTAAATTTTATGTTCTTTTTTGTACGCTACAAACTCTTTAAAAGTTAAGAAGTAAAGCGTTGTGGCGTTGTCTAATTTAATTACGTAGTACATAGTTTGTTTTAAAAGTAAGGGCTTTCCACCCTTTTGAGCATTTTGTTACATCAGCAATCCGCCTAGCTTCTTCAGCGTGCTTGTTTGAATTACCCCCCGAAGGGGGTGTTATTAAAATTGTCCTTGAACTTGTTTTCCTGTGGTAATATCAATCCACGTTTCGTTTTGTGCTTCTGCAAGTGATTCTTGAATTTTCTTAGTAGCTATTTTAATCGCTTCTTCATAAGTTATTGGCTGACCAACAGCTTCTTGGAATCTCATTTCACTTTTAGCTTTTACTTCGATTAATTTTTGTACTTGTGTCATAGTTTTAAGTTTTTAGTTTGTTTGTTATTGTTTTACACCAGCTAAATTAAAAAATATTTTTAATCTACAAAAGAAAAACAAACTTTTTTTTAAATTTTTTTTTGAGCATAAAAAAACCCCACCGTTAGGCAGGGCTTTTAAATCTAACTAAGCGTTAGTCTTATGGAGTTTCTAATGCAGTTTTAGCAGTAGAGAATGTACCATTAACGAAAGCGTTAGGTAGGTAGTTAGTAAGTGCAATACGCTCTTTAACAACCGCAGTAACGAATCCATCACGTACGTTAGTTCCATCTTCTCTGAAGAACTCAACAGACAAGTTATCACGAGTCCAAAGTTGAGTACCTACACCGAAGTTTCCTAATAGGAATGTTCCAGCAGTAATCGCTGTGTTAATGATAACAGGAACACCCATGAAGTTAGGCTGAAGTCCAGCGTAAACTTGGTCTTTAAGGTAGTTGTTCTGAGTATCTTTCAACAATAGGATTTTGTGGAAATCAGTTGGGTGAAGCATGATGTAGTTAGCTTGATACTCGCTTAACGCTAATTGGTTAAGAGCAGCAACTAATACATCAAACTCGTTAGCAGCTTCTACTGATTGGTAGAAAGCACCGCCTGAACCAGTAACAAAATCAGCAGCGTCAGTAATGATACCTGAAAGGTTTGGCGCATTTCCGTCTCCGTTAAGGATTTGGTCGTCTTCTTCAGTCATTAGCTTTTCAGCAGCACGAGTAGAAATGTAAGACGAAATAGCTGGCGTATCAGCAAGCATTTCTTCAGAAACTCTGAAGTAAGCACCAATCTTCTGTACGTTGGCGTCAGTTGCAGTTAGGTCAAAATCAGATTGTCCTAAAGTAGCACCTTCAGCTTTAGCAGCAGAACCGTCAGAATATCCGCTTTCTTTTACGAAACGAACAACATCAGAAGAAGTTGTACCGTTAGGAATGATTGAGCGAACGTGTACTGAACGGGCTGGGTCGTATTTGTAACCAGCTACGCGGTCAGCAGGGATAACTTCACCAGTGAAGTCTCTACGCGCTCGTTGAATGACTTAGTAAGGTTGTCTAATTCGCCTTTAAGTACGCTGTCAATTTCTCCTTTAGCGTTCTCAAGGACTTGTCCGTTAGCTTTCTCAATCTTAGCATCGATAATGTTGCCAAGTTGGTCAAGCTGTTGTTTTACGTTTTCTTCCATTTTGAGTTTTATTATTTTAAAGTATTAAGTAAGTAGCTATAAATATCAATCGCCTCGCTCTTTTCTTCAATCGGCTGAGTGGCTTCTTCAGTCGGCTCAGTGATACTAATGAATAAAGACTTTAGCTTTAATATTTCAGCTTCTAATGCATAACCTAAGTCATCGCTAATTTCCCCCTTGCGAAGAAGTTTAGCAATGTTATCGTAACGCTGGTACAGGTGCTTTAAATTCTGTTCGCTTTTCACGTCCATAATCTTAGCTTGGTCATTAGCAGCCAATGTAACGGCACTAATTTCGTACAGCTTTACTTCTTTTATCTCGCGGTAATCGCCTTTGTTTTCTTTAACTACGGGCAGAATACCAACGCTGTTTTCGGTGATAACGCCAGCCTTCATAAGTTCTATAACGTCTTTACCTAAAGTGGTTTTAGGTATTTCAGCTACGAATACAAGGCCCTTGTCATCTTCATATAGTTCGCTCATTTTACCTATCGGCTGCATCATGTTGTGCTGGTATAGGTATTTTACGCGCGTTCCGTTTTCTTTAATGGTTTTTGTATAAGCACCTTTACGGATAATATCGTTGTCGCTATCCTTATTGTCAAAGTAAGAACCGTAACCCTTTACAATGCCTCTTTCGGCATCAGCGTCCATAAGTTCTTGTAGTGGTGCTGCTTTATATAAAAACTCCATACTGTATTTTTTTCAAAATTATATAAAAAAATTGACTTAGTTGTCAAGTGGGTTTCGTTGTGGAATAGGCATCGTAACGCATCGGCAGTTTATACGGTTGCGTCCGCTTCCCATACCTGCGCGGTCTAATAATTCACCGCCTACGGTAAACTTCCCGTCCATATTTACCTCTTGCCCGTTAGCTGCACCGTGCCAATCACGCTCGCGCCCGTCCATTGAAGTAATCCAACGCTTTTTTAATTGCTCTTTAGGGTAAACCGTTAATGCGCTTTTTTGTATTGAATAGTTAGCTGCTGTGGTAGCCTCTGTACGTACAATACGCTCGGCTTGCATATAGCTAAGTTTATCAAACCGCTTTTGCAGTATTCTCGCGCGTTCTGTTGCGCCAGCTACCTGAAAGGCTTCACTAAGGAATAACTGCCGTGTAACACGCTTTAAAGTGCTTAGGGCTGTGCCTTGCAATAAAACTATTTGGCGTGCTGAATATTGCTTGCCGTAGCTTGTAAAGTCCGCAGCCCATTGCTCGCTAAGTAAATCTAAATTTGGCTCTGCTTTTAAGTAATTGCGAAACTCACGGTAATACCATAAGGCGAACTGTAAACCTATTTTGCGGTATAACTCAACCATCATAGCCGTCATTTCTGTTTCGGTAAAAATGGCGCGTTCATCTACTGGTTGATTTTCTACAATGCTGGGTATTGCTTTGCGGTATTCTTTGCGGTAAAGTGCATATACGGCCCGTACGTTTTCACGCTCTGCTTTGCGCAGTTGCGTTTCCCATTTATCGCGCATTTGCCCAACGGTATTGCTACTGTTTAGCTTTTGGGTTTCGCCTTCGTATAATGAATAACAAACTGCAACGCGCTGTTCCATTTCAGGAAACTCGGCTTGCACTTCAGGGTGAATAACGCACCTATCTAAAAAGTTGTCTTCAGATTCGTTTGCTGTGGGTGTAGGTAACGGCATAATTAGTCATTGCGTAGTTGTTCCATTTTTCTAATCGCCCAATCTACGCCACTTGTGCCACCCCATAAGTTCCAAGCTACGTAACCGTTGTCTTTCCAAGGCGTGTCTTTGTATTCTTCAGCCACGGTTGCATTTTCTCTATGGCGGTTAAATTGCGCCATGCGTGCAATGGTTTCTTCAGATAATGGTTCACGCTTTGCTAATTGGTTAGCACGTTGCCACCCTACTTCAGTACCGCCACGCACTTCGTCGCGTCCGTACTTTTCACGCCATTCCAACATACGCTTTGCGTTGTTGCTTGCCGACTGTGGGTAATCGTCATAGCTTTGTTTGGTTATCATTTCCAATACCTGACGTTTTACTTCTTCAGTTGTTTCTGCTGCTGGTTCAGCCATTGGCATTTCAGGCAGTTCAATATTGTTTAC